GGTTCAAGTTGGAATTGAAAGCGAAAACGGTTGGCGTCCAGCTAAAGTCAGTGCTGAATCTTGTGTTTGGGTAACCGTACCAGGAACAAAAGTTAGGTTGCAGCTTCAAAAGGGTTTGCCCGCAACGATTATGGCTGCATTTGCAGCAGATTTCAATGCATTTGTTGAACCGCTGCGTGACCCTGATTCTGCAAGCTGGACACCAACGAATTCTGTTGCTACGTCTAATCATTTGAACGCTACTGCAATGGATTTGAATTGGAACACCCATCCATTTCGGGTTCGTGGTACGTTCAATTCGGCGCAAATGAAGGTAATTCGTGAACTATTAACGTTTTACGAAGGCACTATTTTTTGGGCTGGTGATTGGACTGATCCAATTGATGAAATGCACTGGCAAATGGGTTATGGCACATGGAATAATCCAGCCGTTGCTAATTTTGCAAAACGAAAAATTCGCTCAGACGGTTTTTCGACATTCCGGCGGGGAGTCATTCCTGCCAAACCTAAGGAAGAACCAAGTGCCACAATGGGATTGACGCAAGAACAAGATCGTTTGTTACGAGAATTGCACGCGGCATTACTTTCGCCGGTCAGTTCAGGGGCAAGATACAAAAATGATGGTGAAGGTCCGATTTGGACTCGCGCACAATTGATTTCAAACATTGATGCGACAATGTATGATTCTGCCGTCGAAAGGCAGGCAATTTTTGGAAATGAAGAGTGCATCAAACTTGTTCAGAGACAAGCACTTTCGGGTGACAAATGGGCACAGATCATTTTGAAGCGAATTCCAAAGGAGTATCTGACTCTTTCGGTTGATGAGATAATGGAAAGGATTGAAAACCAATGAGTAGACATGCTAAGCCCGAAGTGCTGGTAGAACCTACGAATGGTGTTCTGCCACTTGGCAATTTGAAGTCAATGGAGAATTGGCGAGCGTTTATTCATCAGATAACGCCAGTCGTGGTCACTACTCTTGTTGGTATTGGAGTAGTCACGAATAACCAAGCGGCACTTTGGATTCCGCTATTCTTTGCAATTCTTGATCCAATCTTGAGTGTAGCTAACACCACGAATAAGATTCGTAAGATTATTTACGGCGTGGCGGGTTTGGCTCAAAGTGGTTCTCTCGCAGCAGGTTTGGCGACTCTTACTGAATCCGGCGGTCATGTCGCTCCGATTGTTGGTGCTACATTGACCGTATTCTCAACATTTTTGAGTCGGTTCTATACGCCCACTACTACTATTGTCCCAGTTGCGAATAAGCCTATTGGTAAGAATATCAACAAGCCTATTAGTGATTCAGACAACGATATGCTGAACGTTGTGTGAAAACCTATGTCAGACAGGCTTTCTCACACAAATGAATTCTTTAGTAAAAGCTGGAGAATAATGGCGTTTCAGCCTGTGCTTTCATTCTTTATTTTTGGTGTTACAATTAGGTTGTGGTTCAATCAAACTGAGCCACCTAATCTTAAAGATCATGTATCTGAGAACTTTTATGGTATATGGCTTTTGTTGGGTGCATTCAGCCCAATTCTTTTGTTATGTGCCTGGTTGCTGATTAAAAGGACAAGTGGCCGTTGGATTTTCGTTGGAACGTGGTTGCGACTAGCTGCTGATATTGGAATATTCACGAATGTTATTACCTACCACCTTGTTTCATTGGATGGTAGAACAGAATCAATTTTGTATTCTCGGTATATTATTGGTTCCGTGTTGTTTTTCTGTGTCATGATAATTGTTAGAGACATTTGGACAATTATTGCTACGGAAAAGCTTGCGACACAAATACATTCGGAGTCTAATCAATGAGTGAATCAGGAAACTTTATCGTTGCACTCATAACGGGCGGTCTAGGTGCAGCTTTAGGTTCTATAGGCACAGCAATTGTTCAAACTGTATCTAAGAAAGGAGAGGCGAGAGCTATTGCGGCAGAACGAGTTACAAGTGCTGCCGGTAATTTAGCTGATAGATTGGATCGTCTGAATACAAAACTTGAAAAAGAGAACATTCAGATGCGAAAAGCGTTGGTATCGTTATGCGAAGCGGTCGAGGATATTCTCGACGTGGTAAATGAGCCTGCCGTAAAAGAAAAGGTTCAAGAAGCCATCAATTCTGCACGAATTGCGTTTCGCTAGAAGCACTTTCAACCCCTAAGGATACAATCGTGAGAATCAAGAGTTCCAAAAACGCTATTTCAGAGCAACTCTCGCTATTTGGTTTGAACCCAACTAGAACTATGCGGCATCAACCCGCTGGTCAAGTGATGATTGATCTACTTGAAATCGCTTATCCACCAAAGGAATTGAAAAGATGACAGAAAGTGTGCCTACCGGAGTCCCGCTGGTCGGGCTTCAAATGGACAGTGAGACAGCACAATACGTTGGAATGTTAGAAGGTACGATTGCCGCCCTGGTGGTGAATGAGTGTAAGTATCGCACCTTACTTGAACTGTTGACCGGCGATTCATGGGAAGCGACGAAAGTTGATACCAACCCTAATGCCCTTATGGCACTTGCTGTTTCATCATTGGTACGTCAAACAGGTATAGACCCAATCAAGGCAAAAACGCTGATTTCGCAGCGTTGGGCACAACAGAACGAACCTGTTAGTACGGTTGTGCCACAAGCGATTCCGGTCAATCAAATGATTGATTCAGAATCCAAACCAGTGCTGAAACAGACTATGCAGGAACGGTTTTCAAGCTGGAAACGTAAGCAGCTTGAAGCTGTCGAAACCCTGGAAACCTCGCCACTAGTGGCGAAGTACAACGTAGATAACAGCACTAACCCGCCGCATCTAGTCCCTAAGGTTGGCGGGTCCGATCCGGCGGCATAAAAATTTCCGGTACAGGCGTACCAAAAAATCGACTCGCCCGTACCGGATTTTTTATTCCAAGTTCAAGATTCGCAACTTACAATTTGTACGCTAACAATCAGAACTAGAGATTCATAATTTGTGATTTGTATTTAGGTGTTCACGATTGAAGATTCTGAATTTCAAATTTGTACGTTCTGTCTCACGATTGAAAACTTGTACATCTAAATTCTTGATTCTAGATTTGTACGTTATGAAACCGGAATCTCAATTCGTGGTTTTTTCAAGCACGAATTTCAATTCGTTAATTTTTCTTCGTGTATCAAAAGTGGTACAAGCGTACCAGAAAAAGTGGTACAAAATGAGAACCGTTGGGACGCAACACTTTTCAAACGCGATTTCGGCTGAAAGTTGTTGTGGCACAATGAGTTTCATTAGTTGCAAATTCAATTAGATATACGAATCAATTCTAAGCCACGTTTTGAAAACAAGGTACTATAGGTAAGGCAAAAATAAGCGTGGCTTACAGAGCCATACAGAGCCAATTTTACTGTTCTCTTAAGAAAAAAGCCGCAGATCAGAACCTGTGAGATAGATCACATGCCTGACCAGCAACGATGCGTTTGCTAACCCTCCTAAAAGCCCTGGTCAAAGAGGTGGTTTGATATAATGGGTTTTGGAGGGGTGGATTCAAAATCGACTCTTACCAAGTTCTTAGAAAACTACATAGCGGCGGCGACACGAACCAGATTGATACGTTCGTATGGCGGCACGGCTCCAGTCCCGACAATGGCATCTTGCCTAGGGACGCAGTAGTGGACACCGACCGACCCAGCGAATTGACGTGTGGCACAAGGGATTTCGCGACGATGTGGGACCGAAATCCATTGTGCCAGTGAGCAATTCACAGCATTATTCAATCTAGGCGTGGCGGGGTTGGCCTAGAACCATCCCGCAAGATGCAACGTCGAGAAGACGTAGTGGAGCCGCCGGTGATGTAGACCCTACGGGGAAAAATTGAATGCAGACCAGACCAGAATCAGGGGAGATCGTGCCCTGATTGGAAGAGATGTGCAACATAGCCTAGCAAGGCTTTTAGGTGAAAACCGTTGTTGCACAGTCGATTTCATCTGATCGCTAACGCCAAACTTGTTGCGGCACAAGCGATTTCGTCTGCATTTCAATCATAGTGGATAGATGAAACGGTGGTGCCCTGTCAAACAACAGGGCGAAGATGTAAACCGTGAGTATTGGCCGGGGATAAAGGCTTTCATGCCTAGACGGTCTGACAGTGTATGCCAATCATGTTGGCACGGTTCCTAATTCCTTAGCTGTGGTGAGCCTGTAACACTAGGCACTGGCGGGAATGCAGTAGGGGAAACAACGAGATCGCACGCTCATAAGTCCAAGTAAAACCTCATGTAGTACGCCGTGATGAATCTGAAAAATGTTGTGTGGCAGCTATATTCCATGCCGCAAGTGATACGTCTTAAACGTATCCGCTCCGAATCACTGTGGCACACAACATATTCCATCCATCCTCCCAGCTCGAAAGAGCTGAGTTACCAACCTATTTCGGTAGGTTGGTTTCTCATTCTTTCGATCTAAACGGTTGGTATAGGTCATGCCTATTGCTGGCCTTGTAGTCAACGCTGAAAGCACGAAGTATAAGTCAGGTACTATAGTACCTGCCTTTTTGAAACGTGTCTCAGAATTGACTACGGGGCCGGGAATGGCCCTTTTACCAGCACCTTTTCCGGGCATTTGCCCTGGTCAGGGCTTTTTTAGGATGGCTAAAACGGTTGTCCCGCAAGGGATTTCAGGGTTCGATTCCCTGGTTAGCTGCGAGGACGCTTCAATAATGTTGCGTCCCAATCAAATAGAGGATGGAAACCATGAGGAAAGCCACGTCGAACATGCGTCGCATTCGCAAGGGCGATACGTTCATCATGGACGGGAAATTGGTTACCTGCCAAGGGCATCCCCAGAACGTTGGGGATGGCAAGGTTAAGGTTCCAGTTTTGGTCGAAGGTTGCACACGGCAAAGCCGTAGAACTTTCGACGGCGATCTGAGAGTTAATCTCGTTTAGCTCTCAGCATGGTAGGCCAGAACGGTTGTGCGGCAACGCATTTGGGGTTCGATTCCCCGACTGGCTACGAGAACATGACGAATCACGTTGTGTTCCAACAAGATACAGAGGATGGAAAAATGGACGCATTGGGATGGAACTTCTCTGGCTACGCTATGGAAATCAACCACGTTGATACGTCAGTCGCATACGATTGCGAAGCTGACCGCGCGGAGCGAGAAGGTTTCCAAAGTGTTGCAAAGAGGCAGCGTGCGAACGCTCTTCATTTGCGAAATGCCGTGCGGCACATGGAAAAGCTTTGCCCTGAGGGTTATAGGGTTCAAGTGAAAATCGTTGTGTCGCATGTCCCTAACGTCAATCCTGTTCTGAAAGATGGATTGGCCTAACTGATTGTGCCAAACACGTTGTTACGCAACGTGTTTGGTGCTGTCCGTTAGGACAAACCGTACCGTAGCGGCTCTACGGTTAGAGGATGGAATCAAATGCGCGAGATCACCCGCCACGAAGATGGTTCTTCTAGCTGGAATTGTGTTTGTGGCACAATGGTTTTCAGGTATCGCGGCCAGAGCGACGTAAGTTGTTCTCGATGTGGTAACTGGTACAACGCATTTGGTCAACGTCTGCGAGATGACTGGCATGGTAACCGTTCCAACTACGATGACGAAATCGGAGATATGGAGGGTTATGAAATCCAGTACGCTGGTGAGTGATTGACCTAGTGTGATTGGGGCGAATTCGGTTGTGACAGAACCGAATTCGTCCTTGTTCCACTAGGAACAAGAACCCGGCTCCGCAACGGTATTGCGGTAATGAAATCCCCTTGTTTACAAGGGAATTCAAACAGAGGATGGAAAATGAAAGTCACCTGTCATGTCTCATCTTATGAGTCAGGATTCATGCAGTTCTGCGAGCATTACGGTTCAATTCGCGAGGCAGTCATAGCTTTTGCGAAGATGTTTGAATCGGGCGGGCCGTTGTCACCGACAGCTACGGATTGTGTAATGAGCGTGTATCCTTATACGCCAGAAGACAATTCGTTAATGTCTCACAACGATTACCCAATGTTCCAGTTGGTACGCGGTCCTCGCGGTGGCATTCGGAAATGGGGAGTCTGAAACATGTTTACTAAGAGGCACTTTGATGCAATTGCTGAGATTTTCAACAGCGAATTGCATTCGCCAACAGGTAGGTCGAATCGACTCATTCTGCGAAATCTGGCTCATAGGTTCGCATCTGAATTTGAAACGTACAATCCACGTTTCGACGTTCAAAAGTTCTATGCCGCTTGCGGTTTGAACGAAGACGGTAACCCTATCTCTGGAAAGAGGTCCGAATGACCAACGATAAGATGAATGACAAGCAACGAGAAGCCTTGCGTAACTTGGCTTTTCGGTACAAGGTGGATTTCGATGAGTCGAAATTCCGTGTGTACAAACAGGATTCAACCATGATGCCTGGATGGGCTGAGGGTTGGGTCGGCCCTATCTATGTCGGCTGTTCTCCTGAGGGACAGATACATAGCTAATGCCCTAGTGCATTGGGGCGAATTCGGTTGTGACAGAACCGAATTCGTCCTTGTCCACTAGGACACCGGCTCCGCAGCGGTTCTGCGGGAATTAGATGGGAACACCAACCAAACAGGTTGTCCCACAACTCCATTGGAGGATGGAATGTCTCTTGAAACCCGCGAAGATTTGCAGCGCAATTTCCTTATCGGAAACTGCAAGCATCGTCCTCGCGCTTGGCATTTCGATGCAGAATTGCAGCGCAAGCTGAATTTGGAGCCGAATCATTACGATGACCCGATTCCCTACGCGGATGTGGTTCGTCGCCTGTTCAATTGGAAGCCGATTTCGGTGCCCAAGGCGAACATGGTTCCATGCACGAAAGCTGATGCCAATTGGTTTGACGCACAAGGCAATCCATTCAGAATTGTCATGTCGTCCGAATACGATTATGACCGAAAGGAAATCGTATCCGGCGAACAAGGTGTGATCCGTTCAGATACCAACGAGCACATAGCAACTCACTCGTCAAAGTATCGCATTCACGATTATGAGGGTTGGCTCTTGCAGCTTCAATCCAACGTAATCGGTGATACCCTAACGATTTTGGGAGCCGGTCTTCCAAAACAAGGTGCGCAAGCGTATGTGCAAGTAGCACTGCCTGATACGGCGAAAGACGATTCGACCGGCGTTGAATTCATGCCATACATCATGGCATCAACGTCGCTAGATGGTTCTCTCCCAACAACTTTCACGGCTCAAAGCCTGTTGGTTGTTTGCGACAACACTCGCAATATGGCATTGCGTTCGGCTGAACGTTCGGGTCACATCTACAAAGCAAAGCATACGTCAAAGTCATTGGATGCCAACAGGATTGCCGACGTTCGGCAAGCACTGGGAATTATCCATAAGACGGCTGACGATATGATTGCTGAGTTTCGCGAACTGGCATCTATTAAGGTGACCAAGCCACAGGTAATCAAAGTCATGGACATTATCTTGCCCATGCCGCCGGAAGATGCGGCACAAAGGTCAATCACAATCATGGAGAATAAACGAGATTCGTTCTTGGACGTTTACTTTGATCGTGATCCTGAGACAAAGGGCATGATGGCGAACATGCAGGGTACGGCTTTGGGTTTGATCCAAGGATTTAATACTTGGAATACTCACTCAAAGTCGGTCAAGGGCAACAGGTTTGAACGTAATATCGAACGAACCATTCGTGGTGATTTCGGTGAGTTTGACGTTCAAGTCATGTCTGCACTGGCACACGTTCTGGATAAGCCAGAGTTGGTGTCTAGCAAGTAGTTTGAAGGTAGGGTAGCCGTTGGTGCGGCTTAGTGAGGTTCGATTCCTCACTACCCACGAAACCTGTTGATTCACAACAGGTTCAAGTATGAAATGAGGATGGAATGCCGGTTTCGATAGATCAGATGTATTCCGATCGTTACAGGCTCATCAGCTTGGACCGTGAGATGGTCTCGCTGTCAATGAAAATCAGACGTGTCGAAAAGATGCGAGACGAGATCGAAAGACAGGACTGGATTGCCTTGTGTGACAAGGCGATTCAGCGGTTCAGCGACAAGCAAGACGATTTGAACGATCAAATGTCCGAAATCCTGAGTAAGTACGAAATCAATTACGGCGCAAGCTGTTTCACCGTTAGATCGGGAAACAAGTTCTACGTCGTGACATGTGATCTGGAAAAGGATTACGCACAGTTCGGACGCATCAAGATCGTCTAGTTGAATCACGGTATCCCACAACGGTTTTCATGCATTGATTTGCATGAACGGAGGTTCGATTCCTCCGGTGGGAACGAGGACAGCCGAAACGTGTTGTCCCACAATGAAGTACAGAAAAGAGGATGGAAAATGACTGGAACGCACAATGAGTATGGCAATCGTGTCATGTCTACGTTGGAGTTCTTCAACAGTCTGAAGCGCGGTCAACTTATCAGGTCCGGCCTGTATGGTTCTCCGCTCGTCTATACCGATAGCTGGAAAGAAACCACGATGCGTCACACGGCTATCCTTGTGACGCAACTACTTTCGGAACCAGTTTTCGTAGATATTGATAATGATGGTAGCTCTTGGTCGCTCGTTGTTGATGAGAACAACAACGAACCAATAATGGTTTGCCCTGACACCTGCTATGCAATTGAGCAGTACATTGCAGAAATGAAGGGTAATACCAATCTTCATGACACAATCATGAAGCTACGCAGCGACATTCAGAGAATCAATGATGCTCTGAATAAGGCTGCGGAGCAATACAATTGGTGTGATGCTTATGAAGATCATCTTCATGAGCTAAACCAAACCCTCACTGCTGGAATGACTTTGGTCGGTCGCAAAAAAGAACGTGATGTTCGGGTCGTGTTGCGAGCCGAATGGGCGGTCTGGATTCCGATTGAGTCCACCAGCGAAGAGGATGCCATCAAACAGGTGCGAGAAATGAATTCGTTTGACCTTTACGAAAGGGCAATTGATATTCAATGCTCGCCCGACAACGTTGAGGTATACGAAATCGAAACGTAGAAAGGATGCCAGAACGGTTATCCCGCAAGGGATTTGGGGTTCGATTCCCCAACTGGCACGAAACCTATTGGTACACAATAGGTTCTGATAAGAAATGAGGATGGAAGTTACATGATCGGAGGAAAAGCATGACCACCAACCATATCCGCATGTTAGGCACCGCCCGTCAGCCCTTTTGTGGCAAGTGCTGTGGTGAACATACCAAGCGTGGGTCTGCCCGTCAGAAGCGAGCGCAGCGTCGCGCCGACCGGCACTTGCTGAAAACCCTAGGGGAAGAAGCGTTTTGAGTATGGATTGTCCATCATCAATGGGAAAGATGGTGCGCGGCGGGTGATTACGGTCAAGAGTCAATATGCGTTCGGGTCACATCTGTACTACGCTGTTTGTTCTCAGTGTAATTGCTGGGTCAAAAGCAATGTAGGACAGTTCGTTTGGGAAGATAAACGTAGAGCAATCTACAATTCCAAACTGCACATCTGCCGATAAAAGCATGGATGCCGAATTGGTATGTGCCGCAAGGTATTTGGGGTTCGATTCCCCAATCGGCGCGACGGCAATTCATAAGAATTGTCGCAGTATGAAATGAGGATGGAAATGGCAAGTGTACCTGTGGTTTTGGACGTTAACAGCATTGCCTTTGCGGCTACTCATAAATATGATAGCTCAATGGCAATGCTTTTGGACTTCTGTGAATGGTCAACGAACGAAACCGGAAGTGTTCACGAAAATGGTATTAACGCAAGGTATTTCAAGATGGATTTGCCTAGCGCGTATCAGTTGGTCAATGAATGGATTTACATTGGAGGTCATTTCAGCCCCAGTGAATCCGTTCTATGGATTCATGCAAGGCAAGCCATAGATATTCTTGTTGAAGGTCAATACTGGGTTCTCACAACGGATTCCGACGGATTCGTTAAAGCACAATGCTTTGAAAGCTACGAAAGTGCTTGGGATACATACAGTTTGGTTGAACAAGAATACATGGCCGCTAGTGGTATTTTTGAATCCTGCGGCGTTTGCGGTGAGTACGGTCATCGTGTCAAAGACCATGATGATGATGATGATGAATATACCGGACCTACTTATCCAGAATACGATGAGTAGCAAGTAGTTTGGATGCCCGACTGGCAGGCTCTCACGTTCAAGCCGTGAGCGGGCACGAAACCTGTTGACAGGCAACGGGTTACATAAAAGGATGGGAAAATAGAAAAACGGGTCGCGTGTGAACAGAGGTTCATAACGGGAATGACGGGTCAATACAAGACCTTTCATGGAGGTTCGATTCCTCCCGATCCACGAAACTTGTTGATGCACAACAAGTTCCAGAGAGGATGGAAATGAAAAGAATCCTGAAAGAGTATGTGTGGCCGCAATTTTGGCTATACTTGGTGATGCTATTTTTTGGTGCGGCGCTTTACTTCCTATCCGCACCAAATGCCAAGGCAGACAACGATATTGGTTGCGAAACTATTCTGTGGGGTTTTCTTGGTTCTCAACGTCGCACTATCTGCGACGGTCCCATCCAAGCTGATGGTAGCTGGATGAGAGTTCGGGTCATTTGGTGGCCTGAAAGATGGGTTCCTGTAAGCTGTTCCAGATATTCATGTTGGGGCGGGTACTGGATCGAAGAGGGCGGCAATAGAGAGGTTTATCCGGTAAGACCAGAAACGGTTTTACCTGATGAACCTGGTCATCTAATGCCGTAGAAAGTTAAAGGGCCACAACGGTTTTCGCAAGGGTTCGATTCCCTTGGTGGCACGATAGCAGCCGAAAAGTGTTGCTACACAATGAAACACAAAGAGGATGGAAAAAATGATAGTTAAGCAGAAGAACCAAACCAAGTTCGCAGAGGAAATGCGAACTGCGTTTGAATACCTGTTGAACTACATTGCAACTGAATCAGATTCAGACCGAATCGCTATGTGGCTTGCTCTCAGTAGGGCTGAATCACATTCATTCCCAACACAATACGAATTGGCTTTGACCACAGCAATTCGTAACGCATTTCTCAATGTCAATGACATTGATGATTTCGTTGTGAGCCAGAACAAGTCAAAGGAAGTCTGAGTGAAAATCACCCGCCGGTCTAAACTCACTGGTACGGTACGAGAGCTTGAAATCCCTTGTACGCCAGAGCAATTGGCTGATTGGGAGTCAGGTACTCTGATTCAGAATGCAATGCCTGATCTGTTGCCGCATCAACGAGAATTCGTCCTTACCGGAATCACTGAGGATGAATGGAATTCGTTGATGGGCAACGAGGAAGAGCCAGATGAATAGAATTTCAGCTACAATTCATCTGTATCTGATGGCAGTAATCGTAGGGTCAGAAATCGGTCTGCTCTTACGATGAATTACGGTGTCCCACAACGGTTTTCGGGCAGGTTCGATTCCTGCCGTGGGAGCAGGGCGGCAACCAATCGGGTTGGCGCACAACAAAAAGAGGATGGAAATGGCTAGAACAATCGAAAGCAACAATGATTTTGATTCTGATTTGTATGTCCTAAACAAGTTGGTAAACAACATCTTTGATGCTCTCAGTTTGGTGTCACTTCAAGAGCGATTCGCTTTTGTCGGCGCAGAACTTTCAGACAAACCCGCCCTGGTCGAGCAACCCGAAATCAATTGGGATATGCCGTTTGTCTGGGATGAGGTCAGCGAAAATGACTGAATCTGAGTCGAAAAAGATTGTGCCGCAAGACATTTTAGATGTTTTGACGCTACAAGAGCAAGAGTACAATCAAATGAAGCGAATCATTGAACTTCAATCGAAAATCATTGAGACACAAGGCAATACAATTGCTGCTCTCAAGAAAACGATTGAGTTGAATCGCGAAATTGAGCGACTGACCAAACTGCTAGATTAGCCGATCCAACACCAGAATCCCAGTGATTTTTGAATCTTATTGTCTAACAACAAGATTCAATCACTGGGATTTTGGCGTTTGGCCCACCTCATCGTACCGCCTACCCGGTTTCCTTGTCTCACAAGGGCACTCAGGGCGGTGTGCCTGTGACGGCGGGGACAGGCTTCTGACCAGGGAAAGAGCAATGTTAGACAGGATAACAATATTCAAATCTGAATCTGGTGCTGTCCGTTTCGATTTCGCCAGTGCCGACAGCGGGGCGATTATCGCTAGCGGGTCGATTCCAGAATCCGAATGGCATGAGCTTAAAACCCAATTAACTACAAAGCTAAGCGAGAGCGAATCGCATTGTAGCGCAATTGATTACATGGTGGTGATGACTGTTTTATTAGAAAATAGCTAGCTAACCTAAGGAAAATATACGGTCTAGACTATACCGTCGAAAAACGGTAGGATAGACTATCCTGCAAGTTCAAGTCACAGGAGTAAAGTGAATCAAATAGATTGCGACGCAACCGAATTCGGCAAGCACTTCAAACAAGGTGGTTGGCGGTTGGGTCTGCTAGTTGCTAGGAACTGTGAATCAAAACAAGGAAAAAGGACCGACCTCGCCACAAGTGGCGAAGTTAAAGTCTCTTGTGAAGAATTCGCTGCAAAAGCCGGTGTCGGTTCAACAACAGTCAGATACTATTTTGCTGCTTGGGAATTGGCAGCAGAGGCTGGGTATTGTCTTCCAGCAAAAGAGCTTTCGCCGGGTGACGATGATCTAGATGATTTTGATGAAGAAGATCATGAGCGGCGGGAGATTTGGACTAAGTTCTACCAAAAGGCAAGGGAGCCAAAGAAACCCAAACAAAAACAAGAGGTAGAGCAAAAGCCAGAACCAAAAGAAACTGAATCAAAGCAGGTTGATGAAGAGCCTGAAATTGATTCGGAGACAATCGAATTCAACGAGGCTGAGTTAGATGCTCAGTTTCGGCATGAAAGAATTGTCAACGCAAGAGAAGCCTTGGAAGTTCACCAAAACAAGCTAGATGAAATTGGAGTAGTGACCTCTCAGGAAGATGTTGCGGCAGTACAAGAAATCATGAAAATTGCAGAGGCAATAATTGCCAAATGCAAAGAGCTAACAAAGCTAAAATCGGTCATTTGATCGAAAAGTCTCACCAAGGATGGGAGCCATCAGGCTTTAAGGGTTCAATTCCCTTATGAGACACGGTAATTCACTTTCATTACCAGAAAGGGTCGAAAAAGTGAAAGGTAAACAAATGCATCCTGCTGTAGTAAAGGCCAAAAAATTGGCTAGGGTTGCTGTTGAAAATGGATGGACTGGAACAATCAATTCAGAAGTTGAAAACGATTGTCGCATAACCATTTTGAGAGCAAACCGCAAAGACTGCGACGAGTCAGTCTTTGTTAAGTGGGAAAACAACGTTATGAAGGAAGCGAGCCATTTGCTTTTAGATGGTTCTGTTTCTTTTCAATTGCCTTGCGCCAAAGCCGTTTCGGAAGTTTTCTCTGGATGGCCTGATGTAATGCAAGTCATTAAAAATACTCCTGTTTCCAAAAAGCCAGAAGTTGTTCGGAAATACAGGAAGCTTCCTTTTGATTGGGAGAATGACCCAGAAGATGAAATAATCTCGAAACTCATTGGGACACAAATCTTTTGGTATTCATCTGTCTCAGCAAAGATTTTCAGCGATCACGTTCTTGTCCCGAAAAAGGGAAAAAAGAGTCATGTTGAAATCAAACCAGTTGGTCATCGAAAGATGTTTAATTTCATAGGTTCTCACTCTGGTTTTGCTTCTGTCATGTTGGATACCATTTTGAAGGTGGGATAAAAAATGATACGAGTGTATTTGGATTTTGACCCCGGCTCGCCTGACCTCCCGCCGTTCATCCCTTGGATTGCAAGGATTGATGCGAAAGTCTTTAAGTGCGAAGGGATTTCGTTGAAACACAATAAACCTTGCACTTTGCACGCTAGATTTATTTATGTTGACCAAGACGGCATTTTGAATTACTTTTGCCGAAATCACTTGGGTACCAACAGGTTAAATGCTGAATCTTATCCTTTGCATGGAAACATCGAAGAGCAAAAACGTTGTGAACGATGGGTTCAGAAAAACACAACAGATACGCGAGGTCTTTTCAAATGAACGCTACGTTGAAAATCAATGATGACAAATTGATTTTTTCCTATCCATCGAAGAAAGGTGAACGGACACAAGTGGTTTCGTTCACTTACGAGAACACCCTGAAGGCGCGGGATTATTGCACTGAAAAGGGTTTCAAACTTTTGGTAGACCCAGAGCTAAAAGAATGGATTAGGGTTGAAACCCTAAGGCGCAATTGGCCTTTGGAAATGATTCCATTTGATTCCAAATTGGGTCAGGCTCTCTACCACCGCGAGTTTCAAAGGGAGGGAATAGAATTCGCAGTAAAACATCGAAACATTTTGATTGCAGATGAACCTGGTCTTGGAAAGACCTTGCAAGCAATGGGTTCAGTCATCGAAAGTGGTTGCGCTGGTTCAATTTTGGTGGTCGCACCAAAATCGGCGGCATATGTGACATGGCCGCATGAACTAGCATCGTGGCTGCACGAAATCGCACCATACGATGAATGGATCGTTATTGGTGGAAACATGTCAAAACTTGAGCGCATCAGAGCGCAAAAACGTGTTCTCCGTTGGGATTTGGGGAAAGGTCGAATCGGACCCCGCCAATGGGTTATTGTTTCTCCCAATTATTTGAGATTCAAAGTAAAGATTGATTGGCGTGGGAACTATGTGCGAGATGAGAATGGAGACAAGATAATTGTCCCAATTCGCGAAGCAATGCCATCACTACTTGCAATTGATTGGGCAGCAATCATTGTGGATGAATGCCATCAAACCCTTTCTGGCGCAACAGGAAACGTCAAGAATCAATCTGCTCAAAGACAGGGTTTGGGTATCTTGAGCGTAAAAGATGATGGAATACGAATTGCAATCTCTGGCACACCTTTTCGTGGCAAGCACGAAAACCTTTGGGGAACACTGAATTGGCTAAACCCCAAAGAATACAAAAGCTATTGGAGTTGGGTAGATAAGCATTTTTACGTTTATATCGACCCAATGACCAATCAACGTATGGTTGGCGACTTGCGTAGCGACAAGGGTCTTTCAAATGAGTTGAAAGACAAGATGATTCGTCGCACCAAGCAAGAGGTAGCCAAAGAATTACCGCGCAAACGCCACGGCGGGACACCGCTGGTCTTGGATAAAAGTGGCAAAGAGGGACCAATTGCAGTATGGCTGGACATGTTTGGTCAACAAAAGAAAGCCTATGAGGCAATGGTTCAGGCCGCAATGGTTGAACTTGAAGGCGGCACTTTAATGGCGAATGGTGTTCTCGCAGAAATGATTCGGATGAAACAGTTTGCAAATAGCTACGGATTCATGGGCGGTCAAGACGAATTCTTCCCATGCTTTCCAAGTAATAAATTCGACTGGATCGTTGAGTTCTTGAAAGAACGTGGGATTGATGGTAACGGTCCAGGTGAATCCAAAGTTATTATCTCAAGCCAGTTTACGAAGCACGTTGATTTGTTCTCTGATCGTTTAAAGAACAAATACAATATTCCGTGTTTCACTTTGACTGGTAGAACTAGTGATAAAGAAAGAATTCGTTTACAGCGTGACTTCCAAAGAGGCACACTGGATTCCGGTGAGCCGTGCCCAGATGTATTTTTTATCAATACTAGAGCCGGTGGTGTTTCATTAACTTTAGATGCTGCTGACGATGTGATTCTTATTGATTCGACTTTTAACCCTGAAGATCAAGAACAGGTAGAGGACCGGGCGCATCGTCTTAGTCGATTGGATCATAACGTAACCATTTGGAATCTATGCTCTACCAACAGCATTGATGAATCAATTGCTCGTCATTGCTACAAAATGGATACGTCGATCAAAAAGATTTTGGATGGCGAACGTGGAATTGATTTTGCGCGTTTGCTTTTCAAGGACGCTATGTGATCCAATTTGTTTTTGGATTTATTTGTGGTCAAACGTTGACAATCGTTGCGGCCCTTTGCTTTTCCCGCCGGGTGATTTCCCGTTGGAAGCACAGTCTTGAGTTAGAGGTTTTATCTGACAACCTTGAAAAGCGAAGGGCCGCACACGATTTGGGCCGCGACGAGGCAATTCGGCCTGGTGCCGGGGTTCCTGGTCAGGAAGCCAACCTGTTTCCGGTTCGCCCCGGTAAATTGGTACTCAATCGACTACAAGAAAAAAGGGTCAAGAGAGCGAAAGATGTTGACACTCAACAAGATTCAGCTATGATAAATGAGTCAGGGTCGAACCAGACCGACAACAAAGAATAGCGAAAGGCTAGGAAATGACTAGTGCGGCAACGGAAAACGAGGGCAAGAAGCGTGGCGGTCAGCGAGGCGAGCGACCTTGGCGCGACAAGCCGACTCCCCGCGAGCGGGTTCTCACTCAGAATCTCGCTGATTATGTAAAGAGCGAGACTGGGCGTGATGTTTCGTCGGAAACCGTTCGCGCCATTCGGTATTGCCTGCCCAAGTGGAATACCGCTCCTGAGACCAAGGCTCTGCGAGAGTTCAAGATGGCCCGCAAGCTGGAAAAGGCTAAGCTTCAGGATAAGCGCGAAAAGGCTCTTGCTATGCTCAAGGAAGCTGAGTCTGAGCTTGGAAAGTTTAGCGATGAGGCTGATCTTGATGACGAGGACGATTCGGACGAGAACGAGTCTGAGTCTGATGAGTACAGTGATGACTCTGAGGATGATGACGATGACATTTTCTCCGATAGTGGTAAGGTTACCGCTAGCTTCTGAAAGCCGTTGTCTCACAACTAAATAGAGTTAAGGGCTGCTACCGGGGTCTAGGGATTTTGTCATTCAAATTCAGTCGGCTTTCCATCCTCCTGATTTGAATTAAAGTTGGTTACCCAAAATGGACCCACAGCCATCAATGGGAAAAATCACTCCCTAGCCCCGGTAGCTTTAAAAACTCTTGTCTAGCAACAAGATTCAAGGAGGAGACGCAATGATCTGGCTGGGCATCGGAATTGGCGTAGCAGCGACGCTTGCCACTGTCACAGGATGGGTGCTCTGGGTTTTTCGTGATTGGGAACTGTGATGGCCGACTACGCGGAGCGTGACCAGTGAGTGTCCGCGTCGTGCTCACAGCAGTAAATGGTGAGGAGCGCGAACCGTGATTTATCGGTGGGCATCAACAATGGGTGAGAGGTACGCGTTTCTTTTTGTAAAGGAGAACGCTAAAAATGAGCGGGAGATGGATTCTGCCGACAGTGGATCGAATACAACGCCGTTGGGTTACCGATTGGAAAGTGGGCAATGATGAGTAATTTTTTATCTGAACTAACGTCACTACTAAATCGTCACTGCAAGGAAAACGGTTCTGGAACACCAGATTTCATTTTGGCTGAATACTTGTGGGGTTGCCTAACGCAGTTCAATGCTGCCGTTAACCGACGTGAAGCCTGGTATGGGCGCGAGCAGGATCAGCGATTTGGTACGCCAACACAGGACAGATTTGATGAGTGACGACAAATTGACTGACACACTGCGGAACCGGAACCGGATCGCCGCTCTACTGGAACTATTGCGCCCAATAACTCCAAGGGAAGATGCCGACGCTGTTATCGACGCTGTGCAATTCTTGGTTGACGGCATAATTGATGGCCGACTACGCGGAGATACACTGGGTCAATGGCGGTAGACCCAAATCAAATCTCCCGCTAGGATGGCAACCTAACTTAATTCCCATATAAACCTATCGGGCCAATTCTGCCTTGTAAGCAGTAAGCTACGTATTGGGTGACAGTTAAACAGCCAAGCAAACAGAGAAAATGGCAATCCCTTTGTTTGACATTAAAATATTAGATTGCTAGGATGGCAACCTTAAAAGGAAACTTTTTAAACAGCCATATAATTATCTCTCTTGCAGGGTCGAAACTGAAAGATGGTATAGTGCAAGTAAATCCGTTAAGGAATAGTGAAAGATCAGATTTTCGTAGGTGCCCGCAAAAATGGCACTGGCGTTGGAACGAACATCTAGTTCCAATTGAATTATCAACTGGCCCTTTGGTTTTCGGAACGTTCGGGCATTTGGCTCTTGCTGAGTGGTATATCCCTGGTAAAAAGCGTGGCCCTCACCCGGCAGAAACATGGGACAAAATCACCAAGGACTATACGGATTCCGTTCGCGCAGAAACACTTACGGGATTCATTGATGATGACGTTGAAATGGGTTGGATGGATGCTCAAAAACTTGGTCATCAATTGTTGGTCAATTACGTTGAAAAGTACGGCGAAGACGAACAGTGGGAAATTCTTTGGAATGAAAGACCTTTCAAGCAACTAATCCCTGACCCTAGAGATAAAACCAAACCAATTGTCAATTATGTTGGAACAATTGATTTGATTGTTAGGGATCATGCCGCTGATGGTCGGATTCGTTATATCGACCATAAGTTCATGAAAAGCATTGCGACACGCCATCTTTGGATCGACTCACAAAACGGCGGGTATCTGGCAATTGGAACGCACCAATTGCGTCAAGAGGGTATTATCGGACCAAAAGAATCGGTTCGCGATCTAGTCTACAATTTTATTCGCAAAGCATTGCCGCCGGATAAGCCACGCGATCAATACGGCCAGTACCTCAATAAAGACGGCTCTGTCAGCAAAGTTCAACCGTCGCCATTTTTTGAGCGATATGTTGTGACAAAGACTGCGGCAGAGCGTAATTCGCAGATCGGTCATATCGGTGACGAGGCTATCGTCATGAGCAAATTTCGATCTGGCGAATTACCTTTGTATAAAAACCCAACTAGGGATTGTACTTGGGATTGTCCATTTTTCGGTCTTTGCCAGGTAGATGAAAGTGGTGGAAATACAGAAGAGACAAAGAAAGCACTGTTTAAAAAAGAAGACCCATATCAAGAGTATCAAGAGAATGCAACTAGTCCAAAGAGATTGAGAGAAGAATAGAAAAATGAGTGATTTACTCCCACCAGAGATTGTGGCTCTGGAAGATGTTGCGCCGCATCCGAATATCCTCGTATTTGGGAAGAGCGGTGTTGGTAAGACCGTTTTTGCTGGTAGTGATGATCGCGTGCTAATCCTCAATTGTGAGAATGAGGGTGTTTTAAGTGCGAAACGTCAAGGCAGCAAAGCAAAGCAATGGAACTGCCCGACTTTCAAGGATTTTGAAAAGGCTGTCGAGTGGCTGAAAAGGCAAGCGGAACAAGGCAAAACGATTCCTTTTGATTGGGTTGTCATTGATACGCTCACAACGCTTCAAAAGAATTTGATGCGTGACATTTTGAATACCGTTGTCGCAGCAAAGCCTATGCGCGATGCTGATATTCCTGACCGACCTGAGTATTTGAAGAATCAGTTGGTTCTTGGTCGAATTGTCAAGGAACTCAACGATCTTCCAGTTAATACGCTGTGGTTAGCTCACGTTATGAGCCAGACCGATCCTGAGGGTGAAGAATTTATGTATCCCGCCGTGCAGGGCGGGAAATACGTTCTCGCACAGCAGATTTTGGCAATGATGACTTCATATGGCTATATGTTTGTAAAAGAACGCCGTAAAGATGGTAAGGCAGTTGTCTTGAACGGCAAGCGAGTTCGTGATAGGTTCATCATATGGGAAACTTCCGGTGCTATGCAGGGCAAGGACCGGACTAATGTTCTTGGTGAATACACTAAGAACATCACATTGAAAGAGATTCGTGAACGTATGCAAGCCGCAGACGAAAAAGCGAAAGCTCTCTACTCCGATCAGGAGTGAGATGAACACAATCCGTGAAAGGATGGAAGCCGCAGATAGAAAAGCTGTAGAAAATAGAGAATCAGAGTAAAAAGTAAAAGTAGAAAAGAAAGAGTGAAATGGTAAGAATCAAGCCCGATTTCGATGGTTCTAGTGCATCTTCTGGTTACTACGATGGACCGCCGCCTACTCCCGGCACATATCGTGGAATTGTTAAGAAGATGGGTCTCGCCGAAATCAAAAATGGCCCGAATGCAGGCTCCAATCGAATTGCATTGCTGCTAGAGATTTCTGATGGCAATTTCAAGGGCGCAGCGGTTATGCATTCTTTGAATCTGACCACCCAATCTGCCTGGGCGGTTAATCAGTTCTTGGATGCACTCACTGACGGTTCAGACAAGCAAAAGACTGGTTTGCGAAATCTGTTCTGGCAGAAGGGTTATGACGTTGAAAATGAGCCTGACGGTAAGATGGGTCAGCAGTTCATTAGCATTGGCGGTAAGTTCAAGCCGTTAGGTAAGCCAGTCGCATTCGTTACCAAGATGGATTCTTGGGATGGAAAGCCAAAGGCAGCAATTGATCGTTTTATCGTTCCGATTGAACATGCAGCGGAAGAGGAAGAGACAGAAGGGGATTCGCTTGATTCTGTCGAATCCGAAACGGTCGAAGAGGAAACAGTCGAAGAATCCCCGACTGAGGATGACGACGACGATCCTTGGGGATAATCAAAATCGTTGTCTGACAACGTAAAAGATAGGGTGTTCGATAATTCGGGCACCCTATCTTTTTCAGCCAAAAAGTGTGAGCTTTTGTGAGGGATTGTGATGACTGAAATTCAAGTTTTGATTCCGCTGTCTGTTTTTGGTGATGCGAAAGACCTTACGCCACAAGGGATTTCAGAAGCTATCGTCAATGTTAGTTCTCTGAAAGAACAGATCGTAAGGCTACAAGCCGAAAAAGATACGCTGGTCCGTACAATTAATAATATTGGTGTTAGCTTAGAATCAATCTGGCTTGACAGCAAAAATGAATTAGAAAGAGCGCGAAACATCAGGTCGCTCATCAAGGATTTGAAATCATTTGGTGACGAGAACAAATGAAATACGTTAGCGGTTGGCCTGGTTACGAGGCAGATGAATATGGAAACGTTTATTACAATGGAGTTATTTTAAAGCCATTTAGAAGAAAAGAGAAAAACGCTAGAACTTATATTTATACTCCTTACGGACCAAAACCAAAATCAATTTTTGTATGTACTGCATTTCATGGTGAAAAACCAAGTGGTGCAATGGTTTTACATGCAAATGATATTTCAGATGATGATAGACCAGAAAATTTAAGATGGGGAACAGCAAAAGATAACGCTGTGGATAGAGTAAAAAATCTTAAAATGTTTGGTTCTAATCATTCCAATTCAAAACTTACAGAAGATAAAGTAAAAAGAATAAAAGAAAACACTGAAGGTTTTACACAAAAACAATTGGCAAATCTTTATGGTGTAAGTCCTTGTCTTATAAGCCAAATCGTAAGAGGAGTAGCTTGGAGGCACGTTTCATGAGATTTGTGTCTCTGCATACCCATTCGACGTACAGCTACGGCGACGGTTACGGCTCTGTGACCAGCCATGTTGACCGCGTAGCGGCCCTTGGGATGACCGCTGTCGCCCTAACGGAGCACGGCAATGTCTCAAGCTGGGTAGCTCTTGAAAAAGCCTGTAAGACAAGGGGTTTAAAGCCTATTTTCGGTCTTGAGGCATACATTGCGCCGGAAAAAGAGCGCCGAAAGAATCACATGATTTTGCTGGCTATGAATGAAACTGGCCTAACGAATCTGAATCGCATTGTTACGCAAAGCTTTCGGCAGTTCTATCAATTCCCGACTACATATTGGAAAGATTTGGTCAAATGGAATGAGGGAATCATTGCGCTGTCAGGTTGCTCAGACAGTCAACTCTCTTGTATTCTGTTGGGTGGCAAGTCATTCGGTGAAAAGAGGATGGAACCCAGAAAAGGAGACTTTCAACGCGCCGTTAGGGGAGTACGAAAATTCCAAGAGATATTTGGTGACAGGTATTACCTGGAAGTACAGCGATTTCCTGGTCTTGAGCGCACTTGTGCTCTTAACCCGTTACTTGCCCAAATCTCAAGCGAGACAGGCGTTTTGCTTGCTGCGACGTGCGACGTTCATTATCCCCACCCTGACCAAAACGCCATGCAGCGCATTCTTCATGCGGCTCACAGGGGCGGGACTGTCGAAAGTGCTGATGCTGCTTGGGAGTACAACATCTTGCTGACCTACCCTCAATCAGACGACGAGATTAAAAATGATTTAATTGGTACTGGCTTGTCGAAAGACCAAGCGTTGCAAGCGATTGCGAATACTGCTACAATTGCTGAGCGTTGCAACGTAAAACTTCCGAAAGCACCACGTCCGAAATATGTTGTGGGACAAAAGGATTGGGAACCGTGGACAGCATAGACAGAGAAAATTCAAACTATTTATTTGGTTGGGATCACAACGCGCCGTATTGTATTCGCTGTGGGATGCCTCATTGGGGTTGGGAGAAGTGCAAGCGTGACGAGTAATTTCTTTATGTACCTGATCTTTTGGCTGTTTGGCTTTCTACTTGGTCTGTTGATTAAACAATGACCGAAAAGGACGAAATTACAACCCTTTTTCGGTTCTGGATCGAACAAGGCTGGAAGTACCGCCGGAAACATAACGAGCGCATGAAAACCCATGCGGCAGAGTACAAGTCACGTCTTATTCATGAAGTGAATATGATTCAAGACAAAGACTTTGTGAATTACTTTCTTATGGTTTCCGATCTAGTCAGATACGCCAAAGATTCCGGCATTGCAGTCGGACCTGGACGTGGTTCTAGCGCAGCATCTTTGGTGTGCTATCTGCTACGAATCACTGAAATTGATCCAATGCAATATCCCATGCTTTTTGAGCGGTTCTTGGACCCAACAAGATTAGATGAGCCTGACATTGACATTGATTTTGAGGATGATCGTAGGGGAGAAATTTTCGACTATGCCGCAACGAAATACGGATACGATAGAGTTGCTAATATCGGAACATTTACGCGGTATAAAGGGAAAAACTCTCTGGATGACATTGCGAGGGTTTACCGTATTCCAAAATGGAAGATTGACGCAATCAAAGATAAGTTACTGGAAAGAGCTGAAGGTCATCCGCGAGCAGCGAAAACGCTTGAGGATACTTACAATTCGTTTCAAGACATTCAGGGGTTGGTCGAAGAAACCCCTGAATTGCATTACGCTACACAACTTGAAGGAAATCTTAGAGGATTTGGAGTCCACGCAGCCGGGATGGTTATATCTGCTGTCCCACTCAACAATATCTGTGCGTCTTACGAAAGGGAAATTGCCGGAAGACAAGGCAGCTCAATAGCTTTCGACAAGTATGACGCATCTTACCTGGGTCTGCTCAAAATTGATGCGCTTTCCCTACAAACAATGGGAATGATCGCGAAAGTCATTGCGCTGGCGGGAATTTCGCTGGAAGAGCTATACCGTGTGCCCTTGGGAGACGAAAAAGTCATGGAGGCTTTCAGGGCCGGTGACGTGCTGGGAATTTTCCAGTTTGAAGGTGTCACCACCAGGCGCATCCTGAAAAAAGCGAACCCGACTGTCTTCCAACACCTTTCAGATGTAAATGCGCTTTCCCGCCCTGGCGCTGATGATAAGGCATACATCTTCAACAAGAACAATTTCGGCGACAAGAATATCGAAATGGAATTCTTGCATTCCATTATGGCACAACATCTTTCGTGGACTTATGGCGTTGTGGTCTATGAAGAGCAGATTTTGATGATCTTGCGTGATTTGGGTGGTTTTGAACCAGCCGAATTGAATCGAATGCGTAAGATTATTCACGATAAATTGGGGAGTGTAGCTTTCAATGAGTATTTTCAGCGGTTCATCAAAGGTGCTGCCGCGCATGGACTTTCAGAAACTACCGCCAAACAAATATGGGACGGTCTGGTATCTGCGAGTGGTTATGCATTCATCATTGCTCACTCCGTCAGCTACGCTCACATTGGCTATTGGCAAATGTGGCTTAAAATCCATTATCCCGCTGAGTTTTATACCGGACAGCTTCTTAAATGCTCTGATGACGTTAGGCGAGGCAAAATTATTCAAGAAGCTCTGAGGCGGGGGATTTTCGTTGAACCTCCGAATCTCCTTGATTCCCAACAAGATTGGACGTTCATCAAAGACAGCACCGGCTCACAAAAAATCGTCGCAGGTCTGACTGCGGTCGCAGGAATTGGACCCAAAACGGCGCAGAATATTATTGAATGGCGGGATCAGAAAGAAAAGGAATACGGAATTGATGATTTCTATCCCGAATGGTCTGACCTGACTGAGGTCAAAGGCATTGGCGCAAAGACGATTTCGACAATTGTTAAGTTCTGTGAGTCTTCTGATCCGTTTGGAGTGGAAGAGGTTAGCCGTGTCTTGAACAATGTACGAAAGTCATTGTCTAACAACGAGATTCAGCACATACCAGCACCAACACATACGTCAATAGACATTCCATCAGATCGTGAGTTGGTTTGTTACGCAGGGATTTTGCGGCGCAAAAAGTATTACGATGCTGTAGAGCAATTGCAAAAACGAACCAATGAGGAACTGACCTACGAAGATGCTCTGAATAAATTAGAAGACCCGCATTTGCTTAAATATGTTGCGCTGGAAGTAGAAGATGAATGGGGTGAAATTGTAAAGGTTAGGGTTTCCCGTTGGTTGTACCCAAGGTTTGACAGGTTAATTCAAAACCTGAAAGTGAATAAAGATGTTGTTGTCACGCAAGGGTTTTCGTCAGATTTCGGAGGTATATCTATACAGGCAAAGAAATTATTCGCAATTGATCCGTACACCGTTTGATTTGGAGAAAAAATGGGTAATAAGAGTAAAAAGAAGAACAAGCCGAAAAAGGTTATGCCAGTTGCTTCAGCCGCACCTTTGGCTCTTTCAAGCAAAAGATCAAACGTCAATATCCCGCCGTTAACTGATAAGCAAAAGATTGCGGCTACGCAACGATTGGCTAATCTTTTCAAGACGATCAGCGCACCACCAGAGCCGATTCGCGATATGCTGCATCGTCTTGAAATCCCTTGGCGCAGAACAACTTTGATGGGAATTGATGGAGAAGAAGACTACATCTTGATTAAGGTTAGCGATCTTGAGGCAGGCGAAGAACGCAACAAAAATCAAGGTTCACTAGCGAATAGGATTTACAACAATGTACGATTTAGCAATGGCCTACCTGACACTGGCTCTAATTCCGATAACAATGCTGACTCTGGCGGGTCTAATGATGTTGGCGTATCAGGAAATCCGGTCGAGTTTGTCGGTGCGGAAGTTTCGGAACCTGCACCAGCGGAATATGCCGGAAGTTCTGGAAGTGCTGATGCCGGTGGAAACGGAACAAAAAACGTTGTGCCAGAAGAAGATTACCAAGATTATCTGAAAGGGATGCAGGGATGATGGTTTCAATTTTGATCGTTCAGATCATTATGTTGGTTTTTATCATAGCTACCTATGGAGCTATGAGTAGAATGGTGAATATTTTATTGAAAGGTTTCACTATAACTTTTCATAACAATGGCCAGAGTCGCTTGCAACCCTGGCCGGATAGGGAGAACCTGTGAAACTCAAAAACTCTCATCCTGGCTTGAAAGGCCGCACCTTAATTGAACGAATTGAAATTCAAATGGATAAGCGTCGAAAGGCTATGGAGAAGCTGATCCTTGAAAAGGGTTTAGCCGCAAGCGGTTTCGATTACGTTATTCAAAAGGGACGGTACGAGGGTTTTGCTGCTTCATTAGCTATTCTGCGTAGCTCTTCTGTCGAACACGAAATTTCTCGCAGCAACGAAAGATTGGGGATAACTGATGAATAACCTAAGGAGGCCGACGATGAGTGAGCTACGGAACCGGATCGCCGTCGTGTTAAACGGCCACAGCGAAACCGATCTTGGGCCTGACTGCGCATGTGGTTGGACATGGGAGGGATACGGGCTGTGGAAAGACGCACATGCAGATCATGTGGCCGACGCGGTGATCGCCGAGTTGGGGCTGCGGATTCAAGTCGCTGGCCCTGACGGGATCGTAGGAACGGGCGACTACCGCTACGTCACCGACTGGAAGGCCGACGAATGACGAATCCCGTTGCCGTGTGCGGCCATTGTGGCGTGTGCGGTGTGTCCACAGATTCGCTGCCCTGCTGGAGTTGTGAGTTGGAGCGACGTATCCAGGCGGCGATCCTGATGGAGGCCGACGATGAATAATCAAATGGTTCAATTCCTAAGTGCCTTAAGGGATTTGATAGAAGAGAACGGTAAGAGCGGCAATAGAAGTAAGGGTAGAGGTAAAAGTAAAGTCATTGACGTTGAATATGAAGAGATAAGAGGGGAAATTAAAAAGAAAGATGAATGATCCTGTTAATTATCCTGCTCATTACGTCAATCACCCAAGTGGGATTGAATGCATTCAAATAACAGAGCATATGAATTTTTGCTTGGGGAATGCAGTCAAATATATTTGGAGGGCTGACGAAAAGGGTTCTGACATAGAGGATTTGAAGAAAGCCGTGTGGTATATCGAAAGAGAAATTGCGCGTAGAATAAATGGGTGAATACCGTGGTCCGATCATCAAAAACCTAAGCTATCCAACAACTTTCAAAGATAATGGGAGTGTTGGTAGCAGCGAAATTTTGCCGATTTTGGGGATTGACCCCGGCGGGACAACGGGTTGGAGTTTTATTGCGATTCGCTCAAAGCCGTTGTGGCGCAAGGAATCTCTAGAGAATGTGATTGACAGCAAATTCTTCTGGGATCATGGTCAAATTGATTGCAGAGGAAAAGGGCAGGAAGACGAGGGTGTTTATCAATTACGCAAGTTAATTGATGAATGGCCTTCTGCCGCAATAGTTGTCGAAGATTTCATTCTCAGACCCGCCCGTAAGGAAAGCAGTCGCGAATTGCTTTCTCCTGTGCGGATTACAGCAAAATTAGAACATCACCTGTGGATGCGTAAAAGATTGATGCACCTTCAAAGCCCTTCTCTCGCAAAGAGATTGAGTGATGAGCGGCTGAAGCATTTCAACGTATATACCAGCAAAGGAGGAATGCAACACGCGAGGGACGCTGATCGACATGTTTTAATGTTTATTCGTCGATGCTTAGACACGAAAGGTCATGAACTGCAACAACTTTCATGGCCTAACGCTATTAGATGAAAATAGATAGGGATAGGAACAGGGATGGCTGTTTTGGATTGGCTTTGCGATTGCTGTGGCGCACATTTGGGCATTGATGACGGGCGGGTTATGTTCATGAAACATGTTGGGATAGCTGAAGATCGGTGCGAAAGCTGCATTAGCCACATGACTCACTGCATGAAGCGTGATGGTGATGAGAATGCCGGGGAGTAAGCCGTGCCCAAAAGGCTGTCAATGCGGTTCGCATCGTAAAAAGAAATGTGAGCCGGGTTGTGAATGTGGTTGGCACACAAAGACTTTGGAACATAGAAAGAAAATCGGTCAGGGGATAAAGCGTTCTTATGAGAATAAAATGCAAATGTTGAGGTTGACTCTGAAAGAAGAGGAAGAGGGAGAGGAACTTTAGTGCGTGCCTATCGACTCAATGAAGGCAGACGTGATAAAGCCGTCCGATTAGGTTGCGAAGAAGGACTTTACAAATTCCTCACTGATTACGCCAATGATATGGGAATGAGTCGCAGCTCAGCGTTGCGTCGGCTGGCTTTGATCGGAGCGCATTGCGAATTTCAGCATGGGAAAGCGCCTATGCCAACTAGCTACCAAAACCTAGTCACCACAAAGGAATCCAGGGAGGACGATAGGGATTTTGTAATTGGGAGCGATAATGATAAAGACGACGATTTTGATTGGGGAGAAGATTAATGGCGATTCACGTTGTGTGTGACAATTGCTCAAAGCAGTTGCGGGACAAGCCAGATGAAGCAAATCCTGAATACAAGCCCGAAAAGCGAGTAACTTTGAGAATGCATATCGAAGACACGAATTCCTATCCAATTGACATGGATTTGTGCGTGGCCTGCGCTAAGCGTTATGTCGGTGTTCTCAAGGAGCCAATCTGATGGTTTACAATCCTGAAGCGGATAACGTTGCGTGCCATACCTTTTCGTGCGATATGTGCGAAGCTAAAACGGTAATGGTCAATGGTAAAGGTAAGATGTACCATCTGAATTCTTTTGAGATTCGTTTGGTCGAGGGTGAATTTGAAGCGAAAAAGGTTGTGTCGCAAGTGCTTTGCCAATTTTGCTTAGTCACTCTAAATGTTTTGCCCAAACCACCATCTGTAGTGGTTGGTCGCAGCTAACACTACTAGGTGTTGTGTTTGGTTGGGGTTTAGTTGTTCGTAGGTTTTGAAAAAGGGTCGAAAGGTTGCGTGACCAGCGGAAATAGTAGTACGCTGGTCGCCAACCCCTTTCCCCGAAAAGTGTTGTCCCGCTTGGCTTTTCGGGGTCTTTTTGTCTTTTTAAGTGGTTTTTTTTGTTCATTTTTTTTTGCTCATTTTTTTTGCATATGTAATGCGTTGCGTGCATATGTATGTGGGATCAAACAGGAGAAAAATTGAGTCAGCCCCGCTCCATCGAAAGCACTGCGCCGTTTGTTTCAAAGGCGAGAGAGTACGTCGAAAAAGGTTGGGGCGTAGTGCCTTTGCCGGAAAAGCGTAAAGAGTACCCGCCTACAGGTTTTACTGGCAGATCGGGAAAATTTGCTGAAGAAGACGATTTGTTGCGGTGGCTTAGTGACCCGCAGTATGCAAAGGGCAACATTGCCTTGCGCGTTGGGAATATGCTTGTGCTGCAAGGTGTTCGGTACGAAGTCATTGGTATCGACGTTGATAACTATGCAGATAAAAAGGGCGGGAAAGAGCTTGCGGCACTTGAGAAAAAACTAGGCGAACTCCCGCCAACGTGGTCGAGTTCTAGCCGCGACGATGGTGTGTCGGGGATCAGATTTTTTCTTGTGCCTTACGGCTACGGCTTTCGTGGAAAAGCCGACAATTGCATCGAAATTATTCAGCGAGTTCATCGTTATGCTGTTATCTACCCTAGCGTTCATCCCGAAACAGATGGTCAATATTATTGGTACACACCGGAATTCACACCTGATGGTGTGAATTTTTCTTTGGAAATTCCAAAGTGTTCTGACCTAAGTTTGCTGCCTGACAAATGGATTGATTTTCTCACAGATGGTCGGCGCGACGATAATGAGGGTCAGTACGGAATTGACCTGGACATTTCTCTGGATGAACTAAAGAAATGGATCAAAGTCAACTTCAACCCGCCGTTGCCTGATGAGCCGGGTGGAATGTGTACGCGCATGAAATTCCTTGTGGCGCAACACATTAAAGAGATTGAAAAGTCCCCCAGCGCACACGACAAACTGACCAAAGCGCACTGGAATTTGATTTGCGAAGCGGCAGAAGGACATTCGGGTCTAGTCGAGGCGATCAAAGAAGTTGAATCTGTTTGGGTAAAAGCCTTGCGCGACAAGGGCAAAATCGTCGGCAACCGCAACCCCAAGCGGGAGGTCGAGCGCAGCCGTTGGGGAACGTTCAGAAAGGTCAAAGCCAAAGCGGATACCTTTGCCGCACAAGGGCTTTCGTTCTTTAACGCTGAGCTTTGCATGTCGGCCAACGCTCTGCTACCGGACAAAGAGGGCGAGGACTTAAAAGCTGGTCGCGACGGCGGGGCGCAGGGCGACGACGGAACGGACGGCTCTGGCGGGGCGGGCTGGATCAATCGAATTCCGTTGGAACTCAGGCGTTTTGACCCAAAAGATTACGATAAGAACGATGTTGGTCAGGCAAAGCATTTTTATGATCGTGTCGGTGATAATGTGCGCTATTTGGCTGATTACAATGCTTGGATTATTTATGATGGAATCACTTGGCACATAGACGATTTCAAATTGATGCGTGATCTTTTTGACAGAGCTTGCATCAGGACTTCCAAAAAGCGTAGGTCTGGTTTAATCGAAAAGCTTGAACGTCATATTGTCGGTGGTGGTTCTGATACTGATGCTATTGGTGCGCCACTTAAAAAGGACATTAGCAAGCTTAATTGGGTCATTGAGCATTATGGAAATATGCCTAAGATCAAAGCTGCGTTAGAGCGTGCTCAATCAATTCCTGGTGTAGCTATGCGTTACAGTGAATTGAATTGGGATTCAAGCGTTTTGGCAATGCCGGATGGGAAAGTCATAAAGCTTGACGAACCAACTGGAAAAGGTGACCCAGAAGCACGCGGTTTTCAGATCATAGAAAACAGAAAAGAATTCTACACCACGCAGTCTACCGCCGTGGATTTTGTTAAGCCGCAAGAACTTTCAGACAGAGAAAAGAGTCTTTGGAAGGGCTATCTTGATCTGTTTTTACCTGATCTTGAATACCGTAGGTTTGTTCAAAAAGCGTTGGGACACATACTCTTTGGTGGCAATCCAGAGAAACTAGCTATTTTCTTAGTTGGTAGCCGAAATACTGGCAAAACCACAATGATTAACGCAATTCAGTCTGCGCTAGGCGATTACGCTGAAACGTTTCAACCAAATGCAGTCTTCAAAGATAGTGGGACAGGCAACAATCCAGAGCTTTCCAACCTGATGCATAAAAGAGGCATCTTTTCCAGTGAGAGTGGATCACAACGAATTCACGCTAACCCGCTGAAGCGGAACACTGGCGGCGATAAGATAAGCACCACAAGGAAATTCGCGAACAGCCAAATTATTGGTATTCCACACTTTGTACCTGTTGTTGCGACGAATCAATCACCCACGATTGATGACGCAGATGAAGCGTTGATTAAACGAATCATGGTGTTGCCCTTTGTAACTCAGGTCGATGACACGAATAATGACCGCCGGGCTGACGTGACAGTGCCGAGGGATGCAAAACGTGCTGTATTTACTTGGCTCGCAATAGGTTATAGAATGTATATTAGAGAGGGCTTAAGCTATAACAACTGGCATCCTAATGTTATTGCTGCGACTTTGGAATTTGCGTCTGAATTGTCTGATGTATCAACGTTTTTGAACGATGTTTGCATGGTTGCACCTGATACAATCAAACACGATCTTAATAAAATGCCGGGTTCGATTGATGCGCTTGATGTTCAAGAGCAGTATAGCAAGGTAAAAGTTTCGGCATTGTATCAGATATATTTGGCTGAAATAGGAGAAGGTCAAAAGGCTTTGAGCATCAGAGCCTTTGGTAAAAAAGTAAGAAATTTCTTTGGTGTTGACGTGATTTCAAAAAGATCGAATGGTCAGGTCAGCAAGGTTTACCTTGGATTAAAATGGAAAAATGAAGAAATCATGAATCAAATGAAGGTTTGAAATTTAGGGATTCAATTGGCAAAAATTGAAAAGTGTGAGGGAGTGTGAGGGAGTGTGATGGAGTGTGATGGAGTCTCACAAAGTGTGAGTCTTATGTAACCCTTATGGTTACACTGTTTTTGCAGGTCAGAGGCTTAGGGTAACTGTAACCATAATTTTTCTCTAGTAAACGTGTAGAGAGAAAAAGTGTGAGCTTTTATGATAGATTCCCGATTTTTTTAAATACTTGCGTGAAATTATGGTTACAGTTACAAATTTTCTAGCAAACAGAGGGGTCGCAAGTAAAAATGCCATCTGACCTGCGAAAAGTCGAGTGTCCAGGGCGGCTTGAAAGCCAAAGGACCGCGCGAACTTTCGGTTACAACCCCCTGTGAGCTGCGAAAACAGTCAAAAAACGAAAGTTTGCTGTGAGAGGGCCAAAATGAAAGTTTGCTGTGAGAGGTAAAAGCCCAGGCTTCGTCACTTTTTTTGCGGTTTGCTGGAAGGAGGTAAGGGTGAAATGCAAACCACGAATTTTCATTCGTGCTTTGTGAGAGTGTTTGCTGTGGAAGCGTTTTCGCAGGTATCGTTTAAATTTTTGAGTTTGCTGAGGCGCGGAAAAGGATTCAAAAATGCAAAAAACGTTCTGTGATCGGTGCGGGGTCGAAACAGGTAGGACGCATCATAATCACACTGCTGAATTGACCACCGAAAAACTAGGTCGCCCAAGGGTTTTCGATTTGTGCGAAACCTGTGTAGACTTAATTCTAGATTTTTTCCATGTTGTAACGAATAGAAAGAAAGAGATATGACACAACCAATGGACCCTAATAATATGGCAGATGATGAGTCCGAATATGGTTGGGGCGCAGGGATATTCCCACCGGGTATTGCCAATAATGAAGGTCAGACATACGCGCAGGATGATTTCGGTGCGAACATGAAACCGCCTGTGAAACCCATTGGCGCACATAATGATAACTATGCGCGAATGGTGGCCGACCGCCGAACCGACTCAACAGACCCAGGTTCAAATCGTGATTTTGAAGAATTGGGCAACCCCGACAGGTTCGGCGGGGCACCACCGCTGGTGAAAGCTCCTGTGCAGCCTAATGTTTCGCAGCATCCCGAATATAAAGAGAATAAGCTGAAAAGGGCACCGTGACCACAACTTTTTACGTTTTAATTGGACTGCTTGCATTTGTGCTTTTGAATAGGGCGATTCTTTGGGTTTACTTCAACCCGCAGCCCCGTTTGCGCAAAACACCAAGGTGGTTGCGAGACAACAACTTTCGCAATCAAAATGAACGTAGTGGAATTACGCCTGGGATGATAGACTTGCCGGAAAGCGACATGCGTAAGCTGTATAAGAAAAAGACGGGAGCGAAAAGCCGTGTCAGACTTGGACACTCAGCACAAAATCGCAACTACGATGAATAAAAGCGGTCGCATTTACATCAGTTGTAATTGTGGTTGGGAAAGTTATTGGCACCCAAGCTTTTTCGCCGCAAAAGAGCAATTTGAATTGCATAAGACGGAACCTGATGAAATCTGAAAACGCTTCTGTCTCAAGCGATTTAACTGTTCGTTTGGAAGAAAGACTGTTACATTTCACCATGTGGCTAAGCAAGAGAAAAGGAATTGGCCTTTTCTCTTTGGAGCGAAATGAATTGCAAAGCAATAAGGCGATTGAAAGTTTGATCGTTGAATATGTAGAGGGAAAGAAATGAACGAATTGGAATTGCTGGTTGGCAAGCCGCTAGGTCCAAAGAAGTTCGTACCCGAATTCGGTTGTGAGGTAGGCACTTTCACTGAAGAACCGGGCGGGAAGTCGCCTGCCTTGGGTTATCATGTGCCTTTTAACATGCGGGGCGATTTTCGACCTCAAGAGCTAGCAAATTACGATCCGAATAAAAAGTATCGCACGGATTTAACTGGTCGAATGCTTTGCGAGGAAAAAACTCTTGCAGGGGAAGACTGCTCAAAAAGAGCGCAAAATAGGCATCCATTTTGTGTTCTTCATGGTGGCAGATTACATCCTTTGGATAAAGTGATTGATACAAGGGAAAAGGTGAATGACCAAGCAACAGAATCACTTTCGCGATATAAGCAGTTTCTAGCTGGTCAGATAACAACTGATGATCTAGACGACGAGGAATTGGCTACTTGCGGATTCAGGGCAAAGAATGGCTCAATTTTCAAGCCGCGCAATGTATCTCGCGAAATGGCACAAGCATTTCAACGCGCCATTTATGAACGTGCTCATGCTGAATTGCGTTCTCTTACAGTAGAAGCCGCGCAAACAATGGGCGAAATCATGAAGAACAAGAATGTCGAGCCTGATATTCGCCTTAAGGCTGCACTTTCTATTATTGAGCGCAATTTGGGCAAAACGCCGCAGGTTATTGCCTTTTCTGATGCAAAGCCATATGAAGAGGTCTTTGATGGCATATTATCAGTTTCCCGTGATGAATCGCGAGCAGCTAGAGGCATTCAATCTTCAAGTGCTGCAATCGAATCCGCAGATAACACGATTGATGCTGAAGTGGTCGAACCTGAGCCATTGGGCACCGAAAGGGTCGAAAATGGAAACTCTTTGTCTAACAAAGACATTGGGGTTCAGTCGCCTGCTGGTTCTGAAATCAATGAATCAAGTGGATCAAATTTCAATTCAGGAATTGATTCAGGCAATGCATCAAATGAGCAAGACGTTGAATTGCCAATGAACGCAAGGCTTTTCGATAGAAACCCTGCAATCCTGAATCCAATCATTGAGATAAAACCATTTGAATATGATCTTTCGGACCATAGTGATGCTATTCAAAAAGAAACCCGAAAGCGTTATGCCAGAAGGGCTTTGACTATCAAACCTGACGTTCCATATCAGTTGATTAAAACCGATTTAAAGAATGGCAGGACTCATGTAATGGTAGACCAAAATCAATTGCCAAAACCAAAGAAACAATCGAAAGCCGTTGTCGCGCAACGGAAGTCATTTAC